ACCACCTGATCATTAATCAGGACGCAAAGGGTTTAAACCTCTTGCGTGTTCCAGTTAAGCGCTCAACTCCCCGTTAAGGGCGAAACGAACACTTAATTGACCGGCTCTTCTCGATTTATATTGGGTATGGCTCTTTAGAGCGACTACTGATAATTGTGTTTCACTAACAGTTGTCGACCCAAAGGTCTTGTATAACCAATAACGAGATCCCTCAGGGTTAGTAGACGCGAAAGACTTTGCAATCCCAACCGCCATTACGCGTTTAATGGGTGCCCCCGGGTAGTAAATACTACTATCCGTAAAAAGGCATTGATTACCGTCGTCTAACGTGACACAACCCGATCGGGTGTCTTGAAGCGTTAAGTAAATAACACGGTCCTTACCGTGTTTGGATTTTACTTTAATCGCCTGAGGCTTTGAGTGTTTTAACAGATACTCGTAGCACTCAGCCCAGAGTTGAGAATGATCGCCACCATAAGTAGTTAACAGGTATACCCGTAAACTATTTAGAAATTTTATACAGCACTGCCAGGTTTTAATTGGCTCGCGAATATAAATAGGTGTGATTTCCCATCCTAGGAAGTAGTGGCCACCGCAGCTTTCCTTAAAAGGCCCTTCAGTGAAGGACTTATCAAGGTTAACAGCGAAGCCACAATACTCAAGACAACTGATGAGCAAGGAAGTAGGTTCACCTGATGGTACGATGATATCGTCACCATAGATGGAAACAATTCCTTTACCAACAGTTCTATTAACGGAGGCTTTAGCAAGAGCGTAGAAGATTAAACTTTCGAGCTCAAAGGTGAAGCCATTCCCCATAGTAGAGAAAAGAGACCAAAGATGAAACTTGCCGTCAAGGTTAGAACCTAACGAGCGAAGATTATCTAAAGCCTCAAACCAGTCGGACGGTAGTAACCGCCAGACGAGTTCTCTAGTAATGGAATCAGAAGCCGAGCTCAAGTCTAAAGTGGACAATGTTTGTCCCATAGACGCGATCCGGGCTAAATGATTATTAATAGATTGATCATTAAGGTCGATACCTATGCGTTTAAGTCTACGTCTGATCATAATTCCAGCAGATTTCTGCCAGAACATGTTCCAGGCGTATTCCTTCGCAGCGGCACGATCAATCTGATCATTTTTTGGTACAGTAAAGATGACGTTAAGGGGTGGACCAATATAGCAGTCGATGCTGAACACTTTACGTGTCAGATCAGCTACAAATTGGTTACCGCAAGCTGTGCTTGCAGCGAATTTCTCAACTGGATTACTTTTTGAGCCAGCACGTGTAAAAACACTTGCACCGCCTGAAAATGAACCAGAACTGAGGAATTCCGTAACGTCAAAATCACCCAAGACCTTCGCGATGATGCGTTGTGCATCGTCAAGAACAAGAGATATGGTGTTGACCGG